TTAGCCCACCGAATAAACACCTTTGACTACTATTTTGAGATGTCAGACGACGCCTCTAAATTTAACTCAGGCAGCCACGAGCAGTATTTAATTAATACCCAGCTCCAAAAAATGGATGACTTCACACTTGAAGCCCTCAGAGAATTAATTACCAAAGACTTAACACTAACAAATAGATATTTCAATGCAATTTAGCCCATACTTAGGTAAACAATTAACAAGAGCCATAAAAGCTAACACTACTCAATTTGAGCGTCAGGTAGTATCTGAGAAGAATTTAATTAGTGTTCATACTCTTAACACCGTTATAAGTGGAGAGCGTAAGATTACAAACTTTAATGAGCCAGCTCTAACCGAGATAATAAAGTTAGCTATACGTAACGCCAATAATAACGGCAAAACTTTAGCAGATTACTACGAACAAAAAGAGGCAGCCGAAGCTACCCCTCTAAACAATCATTAACAATAACTCAGCAAAAATAAACAATTATGACAATATACAATAAACTTGCAGCCGTTAAAAAAGAGATAGGAGCTATCTCCAAAGACGAAACAAACCCTTTTTTTAAGTCTAAGTACTTTGATATTAACGGGCTTTTAAGACATACAGAGCCATTACTACAAAAGAATGGTCTACTACTATTGCAGCCTATTTTAAACGGCGAGGTAGTATCTCAAATAATCGATACAGACTCAGGAGAGAGCGTTACCAGCTCAATCGCTTTGCCTAATATGGACGACCCGCAAAAGTTAGGGTCTGCGGTTACTTATTATAGGAGATATACCCTACAAAGTCTTTTAGGCTTGCAAGCTGAGGACGATGACGCTAACTCTGCGAGCCAAGCGGTAAAAAGTACTAAGCCTTGGATAAACGAAAACGATAACGCTTGGAAAGCCGCTTTAAGTAAAAGCATACCTCTTGCACTCCTAAGAGAGCATTATTCTATCAGTAACGTTAACGCTCAAAAATACGAGGATGCAATTAAAGGAATTTAAACAAAGAGCCTCATCGGCTGGTAAACTTATGACTAACCCTCGCTCAAAAGGCGAGGTACTAAGTCAAACTACCAAAAGCCATTTACAAGAGTGGCTAAAATCTGAAATATACGGAATACGTAAGCAAATCAAAAGTAAGTATCTCGATAAAGGTAACGCAGTAGAGGACTCAGCAATAGACTACGCAGCCGCAGAGCTTGGATGGCTATTCGCAATAAAAAACGAAGAGTTTTTTGAAGATGAATACTTTTGCGGAACTCCTGATGTAATTTTAGAGGATACGATAGTAGATATTAAAAGTAGTTGGGATTGCTTTACCTTCCCTTTGTTTGAGGACGAGATACCAAACTCGGACTACTTTCACCAATTACAAGTCTATATGCATTTAACGGGTAAGCGTAAAGCCACTCTTTGTTATGTGCTTATGAATACTCCTGAGCATTTAAGCTACGAAGAGCCGCAAGACTACTCAAAGGTAGCGAGTAAATATCGGATAAAGACTTTTGATATACAATACGATACAGAAGTAATAGACAAATTAATAGAGAGAGTAAAAATTTCAAGAGAATACATAAAGACATTAATATGAGTGAGAGAATAATGAAGAGAGAGCTTGGAGAAGCTAAACAAACTATAATCGCTATGGGAATGCTTATCGCAGACTACGAGAAGGCTTTAAAATATAGGGGCTATATGGATAAAAGAATAGAAAGTATGCGAAATAAGCATAACCTGGGTACTACTATGCAAATGAGCAACGGAGAGCCGATATACTTTGAGCGAATAATGGAGATAGTATCAATGTACTACAACGAAGCAGTAAACGATATAAAAGGAGCTAAACGCCCTCGCAACTTAGTAGACGCTCGACATATGTTTTGTTACTTAGCTAAACAAAATACCTCAGCTACTTTAAAAGAGATAGGAGCTTACATAGGAGGTAAAGACCATTCTACCGTACTTCACGCTATAGATAAAATAACAGACCTATTACAAAGTAATAAATTAATGCAAAGAGACTACAACAAAATAATCCAATTAATAAAATGAGCTACGAAAAAACAATAATGCCTAAACAATTTCAAATTCAAGGCGACGTAAAAAGCGGTTTATGGTGTGAATTTTTAGACTGCGAATTAGACCCTATTAGGGTTGAGTTTCATTACGATAATGCAGCCACTATCATAACAGAGGGCAATGCATATATAAAAATAAGTTCAGAGCAGTTAGAAATTTTAAGCTGCTTAGTAGAAGAGGCTGACGAAATGTACGAAGAGGAGCTATGAAACCAGCAATAGAATTATACTTATTAAGTGTTAGGATGCTTACCGCTGCGGATGCGGTAGGCTTACCAAATAACGGATTTAAAAAGGCTATACGCTCCTTTGAAACCTGGGCAAAAGAACAGAGCGAAATAGTAGAAGGTTTAGACTCTGAAGTCCACGCTCGAGTAGTACATAACTTTAACGTAATTATAGATAGCATAGACCACGACACCCTATCGCTCCCTATCGGAGAATTAACAGTAGAAAAATGAGCCTAAATATAAAACTAATCCTAATAGTAGCTATATCTGCTACGCTATTTATTACAACTTTGATTCATATATCAAAAGAAAAAGAAGCTACCCAGCCTCCAAGAGTTATTACCCTCAGTAATACAGACACTATCTACCAAAAAATAGAAAAAATTAAATTAAAATCCGATACAATTAAATTAAAATATGAGACAAAAATCAACAATTATCGTACTGCTACTACTACTAACAAGATTAGCCTTTTCGCAGACCGTATTAATAGATGAGGCTGGAGATACTACTATCTGCATAACTATACCGCAGATGGATAGAGTCTATATTGAACTATTGCAAAAGGATAGTTTATTAGAGCAAGCTCATTTAAGCCACTCTAAAGAGGTTTTATTGTATCAGGTAATAGATAGTACCAAAAAAGATATAAAGTCGCTTGAGCAGCTTGTATATACCATTGATAGCGAGAATTTAGGTTTGCATTTAGATAATGAGAAACAAAAGATGCAAATAAGAACAAATCGCACTATCTCATTTATTACAATTGTTACGCTCTTTTTGTTTATAGCGTTGTGATACGTAAATACAGGCAAAGGCGCAGTAAAATTCACTTTTTGACCGAAATAACTAACATTAAAGGTATTTATCTGAGATAGTGTTGGAATTGTACTACCTAATTTTGCACAATAAACCTTACCGATATATTGTGCATTTTGTAACAAATTTAGCAAACATTTGTGACATAAACCCGTGATTATTTGTAACGGGTTTTTTTATTACTAAAACTAAAGAATTGTCTGAATTTTTCCGAAAAACTAATGCAAATTAAAAAGTAGTAAGCACCCGAGAATCGAAGATATTTAAGTACATAACCTCCTTAGCGATGCGGTTACTATTTCCAAACTCGGTTGTAGCTCTTATATACTGCACCTTCCAGTGAGGAGTAATATCGTGGAGATTAAACAAGTAAATACCTTTAGGAGTTGAGTTAATGTAGATCGCAGCGTCAGAGTGCTTAGTGGTCTCCTCGAGCATAGCGTCATACTTCTTTTTTTCAAGTAATAAAGTATCGTAGTGAGTTTTTCTACATTTTAATTCTACTCTATGCTTAGTCGCTGGAGAGTAGCAATCCCAGCGAGACATCTGATTTTTAGACTTTAATAAGTCAAAGTAGATATTTTGTTCTAACCACTCAAAGAGGTCGCTTTCTTGCATCAATAACCCTCTTTAGATACGTCGAAACTTGGGCAAGCCTTAGCAGCATACTCGTTGTGACCATTTACGCTTAGTATAGGGTATTTTTTACGTATGTCAGCAATTAGCTTTATCAAAGATTCTTTTTGCTCCTTAGTTCGAGTATCTTTAGCCTTAGTCATTTTTTTATCCATACCGCCTACATAGCAAATACCTATACTAAATTTATTTTGACCCAGGCAATGCGCCCCTAAAAGCTCTACGGGTCTTCCCGCTTGTATCTGTCCATCTAACTCTATTACATAGTGGTAGCCTATATCGTTCCAGCCTTTATCTTTATGCCATTGGCGTATAGTGTCTATCTTAACATCTCTACCTTCGGGAGTAGCGGAGCAGTGTATAATTACTTTGTTAATTGGTCGCATAATCTATGTTTAATGTGATAATAAATAGGTAAATAGTTATAGTATTGTATTGATACTCTTTAGAAGGAGCGATATACTCCCAACCAAGAGCAAATCTATCGTGCGGATAGTGTGCGGAAAAAGTTATTGACCATTCCATTATAGTTCTTTTTTTACGTCTTTTAGTTTTACAATAATAGCTTTTATTTTATCGATAAACGAATAGCCTTTAACCTTTATCCAAGACTCATCCATAGACTTTACTTCGATAGAAAGTAATACTAAGGCGATTACCTTTGTAGCTATAAACTCTACGCTAATTACGCTCGTTGTCAAAGCGTTTATAATAAAGACGTCAGAGGCATATACAAGCATCACTACGGCAATATAACTAACAAGCTTAGGCACTAACCCATTACGAAATAATTTGCTCGTAATAGGCTCTCCTAACTTCTTAGCTTTCCAAACCCCGAAGCAAGTATCTATAATAGTAGCAAGAGCCACCATTAGGATAATGCCCTTAATAGGAGCAAAGAATAATACCAAGCTGAATAAAACGCTACTGAGGTAAATCTTCATTTATGCAATAAGGACTATCAGGATTAATCTCGCAATACTCAGCCTTATAAGCCTCAGCCCATCCCGCAAAGATATGTACCCCGTCAGGCTTAGAATAGACCACAAAAGGTGCAAGCCATTCAATCTCCTCGCATAGCATATCAACGGCGTACTTAGTGCCTAAGTCTATACACTCGCCCTCTTCGTTGCTCTCAAAGTAAATGTGACCTATCTCGTGGATTGCGGTTATTTCGGGAATTAAAACACCCTCTTCATAAAGACTATCTTTTACTGTTAGCCATTCGGCTTCGTTTGCAAATTCAAATTTTAGAAATTTCATATCGTTGTTAGTTCAATTAACTGTGCATCTGAAAGTATGTCTTGATATAGTTGTATATTACCATATTTATACATTTGACCTCTTGCTTGTGATAAATAAATTTCTCTTATTGCCAACCTAATATCTTTTGAATTTGTAGATACTTTAACACCATTTATGAATAAGACTGCTGTGGTAGAATTGAATGTAATTGCGAATTTAAACTTATTTGCACTTGTTGAGCCAAATGATAAAAAACCGCCAGTATTCGCATAAATAAAATTACTTGTTGCGGTACTTAGAATCCCTACGTAATTAGATGTAACCCCAAAAAATCTATCTTGAGAAGATATAGACCCATACCTTAAGAAAGGAGTACTGTCTTCAATATCTATAAATATAGTTCCGCTTTCTCCATCCCAAACTCCGCTTGATACAAGTTGAGCGGTAGCCAAATCCCCTACCCTTGTCACCGCCGTTGTGGTAGTGGGGATGTATGAAGTGGGATATGAGCCTGATTCAAGTTGCGCACCCCATAAATATAAAGAATCTCCAAGAGTTGTAAACCAATTAACAAGAGTCATTGATGAATTACCAACCATAAATAAAGGGATTGTTTGTCCCGTTGCCGTTCCGCTTATTGTACACCTATACCAACCATCCGAACCAACTGAAACAATTGAGCCAACAACAACACTCGATGCTTTAATCGTACCATTTGACAAATCAAAGATAACCGCTCCTAATCCATCTAAACGAACTTGCAAAAATGGTGAAGTGCCTTGTTTTGCGTAAATAGACATACTAAAAGCCCCCGTTATTGCAGAAACTACTTGACGTAGCCAACTTCCAAGACTACCCGTACCATTTGCAAATAATACGTCAGCCGTTGCCGTTCCGCTTGGCGAAGTTGTGTTGTTAGTAGTTACATTTGACCTTGTTAATATCCAAGGGCTTGTGCTTATTGCCTCGGATTGAAGCAATAAGTTCGTTCTCTGCGGTTCTAAAAGCAATTTACCGCATCCACCACCAGTATAGTCTATACGAGGTACACCCGTTGCAACTGATTCAATCAGCCCGCTTGAATTAACTCTCGTTGCGGTGCTTGCTCTTGTAAAGGTTAAGTCACCACTCCCATCAGTTGGCTTTAAGCTATATGCTTTACTTGCTTTGTAGCCCGAAGGGTAATATATTAGACTTGCATCGTTGTATGTACTCATATTATTTCTTCTTGTGTTATTTCAAATTCTGTTGGATTACCTAAGATTGGCAATAAAGACTCATCAAATACTATATACCAAAATTGCGGCTCGTTTAATTCGGCAAATTGATAATCACACCAATTTTGTGTAGTACCTCCCCCTATTGGTATGCCGTAATACTTATTACATAAAGCAACCTCACTTTGAGCCTCTTGCTCTGTTGTGTATTGATAGCCTTTAATATATGCCATAGTATGTATTTATATTTGTATTTATATTTGTTATGTCCGTTGTTTTGTCAGATTGATACAAAACAATCTCGGACATCTTGCCATTCCAAAAGCCAATGCCGTTTGCTTCACCAATAAACAAAAGGTCTAAAGGTGTATTGTTATTATAAGTACTTCCAAATATTGTATTGTTTTTGTAAAGTTTAACATTGTTTGCAGCATCTCTGTTAGCAGTTAGCAAGGTTTGAGTATTTACGACTCCACCATAACCAGCATTTGCACCCCCAGGATTTATTAACAGTGATGAGGAATTTGTAATTTGAATGTAATCAGACAAAAATTTGCCAATTAGCACTTGAGTTGCTGCAAATGTTGCATTACTATAAACTCCGTAAATTGAATAATTATTATATGCAGTTTCTGCAAACTGTAAATAATAATTTGTCCCATCAAATAAAATAGAAGGCTTGCCGTTGTCCGTAATTACACCCCCACTTGAGACTATTTTTGGCTGAGATACCGCTACTGTTCTTATTGCGTTGTTAGCGTTCCCACTTTGGTCATACCAAGTAGTGACAAAAGCATCTGTGCCACTTGCAAAGGTTGTTAATGCTGCCGTGTCTAACTCATTAGATACAAAACCAATATTTAATTCTGCGTTATCGCTTGCCCTTCTTACTCGTATTGCATCGCCACTATAAGCCTCTCTTAATAACCTTAAAGAATAAGCCGCAGCCGCACCCGAATAAGTATCTAAAAGGAAACTAAACGAAGGTATAATTCCCGCCCCTATACTCTCTAAGAAAGCAATAGCACAAGCGTCATTCTCTACCGTACCGCCATCAGCAATAACCCTAGCTTTATATATTGCAAAAATAGAAGCAGCAGGAGAAAGTCCTCCTCTACGCATCCCTGTAATTGCATTCGCTATGCCTATTAGCAGCCCTTGCATTCTACCAGAGACC